CAGAGGACTACTGGTTCTGTCAGAAGATTCAAGAGCTCAATATGAAGACCTGGTTCTGTCCGTGGATGAAGATGCATCACGTAGGCACCTACATCTTCGGTGGATCACTCGCCGACCTCGCCGCGGTCGGTGCTTCAGCTACAGCAGACGTCGGCGCAATCCGTAAGAAATGAGGTGTACAGATATGGCAAAGAAGAGTAAGATGAACGCATACATCCTGCTAGACAGGAGCGGATCGATGGAGACTCTCTGGAAGGAGGCTCTCGGATCCATCAACGGATACGTCAAGGAACTACCTAAAGACGCCAACGTCTTCATGGCAGTCTTCGACTCTATCGGCTACGACGTCATCCGCAACACGACGGCGGGTGAATGGAAGCCGGTATCCAATGACGACGCCACGCCGCGAGGAGGCACGCCACTCTTCGACGCATCGGCTCGAATGATGCTGAGGATACTGGACGACAAGCCCGACAAGGCGGTATTCGTCGTCATGACGGACGGCGAGGAGAACCACTCGCAGATCTTCAAGCAGGCCAACGTCAAGGTCCTCGCGAAGAACCTCGAAGACAAAGAATACCAAGTGCTGTTCCTCGGCGCCAACTTCGACAAGGTCGGCGACGTAGCCAACCAGTACGGCTTCAAGGCATCCAGCTGGACCAACATCACACCTACTAACTTAAGTGCGACCATGTCTACACTCGGCACGTCCTCAATGAACTACATGACCGGCACTGCTCGCGGTGTCGATATCACAGACGACCTCAAGAAAAAAGCAACTGGCTAACAACGGAGCTCTATACTATGAAACTCTCGAACGAAACCGTGAATCTCCTCAAGAACTACAGCACGATCAATCCATCCGTGTTGTTCAAGCAAGGCAACAGTCTCTCGACCATCTCTCCCACGAGGACTGTGTTCGCCAAGGCAGAGATCAAGGAAGAGGTGCCTCAGCAGTTCGCCATCGCCGAACTGAACAAGTTCCTCGGCGTACTCTCGATGTTCAAGGATCCGGAACTCAAGTTCTATGATAACTACCTCGAGGTGTGTAGCGAGACGAAGAAGGTCAGGTACACCTACGCCGAGCTGAGCGCCATCATCACCCCTCCTGAGAAGGAACTCAAGTTCCCCGATCCTGAGGTGGAGTTCGACCTGAAGTCAGACGACTTGTCTGCAGTCGTCAAGGCTCTCAGCGTGCTGTCCCTCCCCGAACTCGCTATCACTGGAGACGGCAGCGACGTCGCCATCCAGGCCATCAGCAGCAAGAACTCCACTGCCGACAGCTACTCGCAGGTGGTGGCTTCTACTGACAAGAAGTTCCGCATCATCCTCAAGACCGAGAACTTGAAGCTCCTCGCTCGCGACTACCGAGTAGCCGTGACGAAGAACATCGTCAAGTTCAGCTCTCCAGATGTGACTTACTTCGTAGCGGCGGAAGCGCACTCCACCGTCAATTGACCTGTGTACTCGGTCGACAAGATCGAGTATAGTATAGCAATGTAATCAGTGGAGATATATCATGAATACCAGTGACAATCCGATGTGGGTAGAGAAGTACCGTCCTCGTAAGATCGAGGATTGCGTACTTCCTCCCGACCTCAAGAAGACCTTCCAACAGTTCGTGGACAATAAGCACGTACCCAATCTCCTCCTGTCTGGCTCTGCCGGCGTGGGTAAGACCACCGTGGCGAAGGCCATGCTGGAGGAGCTCGGGTGCGACTACATCGTCATCAATGGGAGTATGAATGGCAACATCGACACTCTTAGGAACGACATCCTCCAGTTCGCTTCTTCCGTTTCTTTTACCGGCGGACGAAAGTACGTCATCCTGGACGAGGCCGACTACCTCAACGCTAACAGCACTCAGCCTGCCCTCCGTAATTTCATGGAGGAGTACTCGCGTAACTGCGGATTCATCCTTACCTGCAATTTTAAGAACCGCATCATCGAGCCTCTCCACTCACGTTGCAGTGTTGTCGAGTTCAAGATCGCTAAGTCTGACCTTGCGAAGCTCGCTGGACAGTTCTTCAAGCGGGTGGAGTCCATCCTCGCTAGTGAGGGAGTACAATACGACAAGGCTGTGGTGGCAGAGGTCGTCAAGAAGCATATTCCAGACTGGCGTCGAGTACTGAATGAGCTCCAGCGCTACTCGGCCACCGGCAAGATCGATGCCGGCATACTGAGCAACCTCGGAGACGAGAGCTTCAAGAAGTTGATTGGTCACCTCAAGGCCAAGAACTTCAACGACATGCGTAAGTGGGTCGTGGAGAACTCCGACTCTGACACGGCGGTGTTCCGCAAGGTGTACGATCACGCTCACGAGTATCTGAAGCCTAACTCCATCCCTCAAGTCATTCTACTCATCGCCGACTACCAGTACAAGGCCGCGTTCGTCTCTGATCCTGAGATCAATCTGGCCGCGTTCCTTACCAACCTCATGGTAGAGGCGGAGTTCGCATGAATCCCTTCGACTTCGTAAAGGACATTCAGCAAGGCAAGAAAGACGTAATCAGAAACTCGGAGAATCCGGAGAAGGCCGAGGCCATGTACAACCCGTACATAGTCAATCGAGCCATCTCCTTCTACGTCGACGGCATCCTCTACGCCAATGAGATGAACCAGCGAGCGGGCCTGGGTCACCTCATGCAATTTGACTATCTGATAAATAGTATCAGGTCCATGAAGCGCCAACACGCTTGGATCAAGAAGCCTGAAGAGGATGCGGACCTAGAGATGCTATCTCAGCACTTCAACGTCAGCACTAAGATTGCCCGAGACTACCTCAGGATCCTCAATAAGCACCAACTCGATACAATAAGAAAAAGAACGAACAAGGGTGGACCATGAGCGTAGTAGAAACACTCGTAGAGGTAAGGCTAAAGAACGCAGAGGATTTCCTCAAGATCAAGGAGACTCTGTCAAGAGTAGGAGTAGCCTCTAAGAAAGAGAAGACGCTGTATCAGTCCTGCCACATCCTCCACAAGCAGGGCAAGTACTACATCACTCACTTCAAGGAGCTGTTCCTTCTGGATGGCAAGACCTCCGACTTCGATGAGAATGACCGCGGCAGGAGGAACACCATCGTCGACCTACTCGAGGAGTGGGGTCTGCTAGAGATCGTATCGAAGGACAAGGTAGTGTCTCCCAAGGCGCCTCTGTCTCAGATCAAGATCATCGCACACAAAGAGAAGGACGAGTGGAACCTGGTGCCAAAGTACACCATTGGAAAGAAGAGAACATAAAGCTATTCGATTCTTGCATATCTAGAAAACACACTACCATATATAAGACAAGAGGGTGCCGAAAGGGCCCTCTTTTTCTGTACTCGCTTAATAGGAGAAAGACATGCGCTTCTTATCAAGACTCTCAGACCTGTGGAATGATCCTGAAGATGGCGTCGTAAAGATGTTCAGAGTTGAGTATCTAAAAGAATATCTCTTTTTGAAGAGATCCCTGGGTAGGGAACCTACATCTTCTGAGATCCTTTATCTCTTGAAGGCCCTCTGAACTAAAAGCTAACAAAATCAATGGCTTAAAAAGCCAACAATTTCAATGACTTGCTACCGGAGTTGCCGGATGCCTAAGTTATTGATTTTGTTGGCTTTAATTTTTTTAGTTCCCTGGGCGCTTTTTTGCGTTTTAGGCATGTACATTTATGGGCACCCTGGGTAAGGTACTAATAATGGAAACACAGGGAAACACGGTAACCTACATGAAGAGCTCTCTCATCCTGATCGCCATGATCGGTCTCACCATCTTGGTGGCCCTCAACATCATCGACAGCTCGGCCATGTCGGCCTGTCAAGAGAAACACTCCTACGACGTGTGCTTTCAGCAACTCAACCGTTGACATATTTCCCTGAATAGGGTACTCTACGAATATGAGGGTTGTGAGTGACCTGCAGATGACGCACCTAGTGCATGAACCCTGGGAACTCTCTTCGAATTTTACGGTTGACATTTTTTAGCCAACCGGTGTATAATGCGACTACAGTGAAACAAACATAGGATATGCATCATGACCAACACCTTCCCCCGCGGCTCTAAGAAAGCCACCGCCATCAAGATCATCGAGGAGAACCTCGACAAAGACTTCTTCGAGGTCGCTCACATGATCTCAGTCGCCCTCGACCTCAACAAGTACGCTGGTCGTGCTTACTACAAGTACATGATCAAGCACAGTCTCATCTCGAAGTTCCAGCCGGACGACACTCCCTGGAAGTCAGCCAAGCCTGCCAAGGCGGTTAAGGCTGCCAAGGAGCCCAAGACGGTGAAGCTGTCCACGGTGGTCAAGAAGGCCAACAAGGCCTTCACCGAGAAGAAGGCTAAGGCTTCGACTCCGGTCGCTGCTGATGCTCCTGCCGCCGAGGTGGTGATCGAGAAGCCGGCTACCGCGATGATCCGCGAGTTCATCAAGAAGCAGAAGCTCGCTGCTCGTCAGGCCTGAGGAAAAAAAATATGCCGCGGCATTGACATTTTTAGAGTGTCGCGGCATATATAGATCAAGAACAACGGAGTTCGTAGTGTCTACGCAGTCGATTCATAATTATCTAGCATCCTTCGAAGCCACCCCGCGCAAGCAGTGGGTCGGTAGTGGAGGCACTGCATCTTGACGTGATCTAAGACACACGTAAGATTCAGGGCCTCGCAGACGAAAGTCTCCGAGGCCTTTTCTTTTAGGAGTAGAGCTATGGCAGTTCACTTCGTTGGTTTTCGCGGCGACGAGTATACTCGAGCATGCCGCGCATTTGGTTCGCCGGACTTCATCCATCGAGGGTGGGACCAGCGGGCACAGCGAGAGATCGCACCGGAGGATACCGTCGTCTTCGCGAAGGGATCTTTCGATCAGGTTCCGAGGCGACAATCTTTTAACGACCTCGATGAAAAAGACAGTTGACATTTTTTAGTCGGCTGTGTAAAAGGTAAGAATACGGTGCTCGGCCGATACCGAGCGAGCTCGACCGGTACGTGGACTCTTTGAGC